ACTAAACTCCTCAATAAAACCACGCAACGCAGGCTGTGTGGATTGTGGATTTAGATAATCTGCCTCATCCAGAATAACGTATTTGCGTTTACCATCCATAGAAACAGTACTCGCAAAGTTTTTGATTTTAGTTCGTAACATATCAATACCAGATTCTTCCGAACCGTTTATCATCATGTAAGTACAACCAATCTGTTCCAACATTGCTTTTGCAATTGTAGTCTTACCAACACCAGCAGTGCCTGTAAGTAACAAGTTTGGAATTTCTTCGTTGTCTACGAACTGTTGAAATGTCTGCTTAAGTTCACTTGGAAGTATGCATTCCTCAATCGTCTGAGGCCGATACTTCTCTACCCATAATATATCATCCATATTAAGCAGTCTCTAGTGCTATGTAGTATTCAACATCCTTACTAACATTCTTAAAACGTGAGATACCTTTTTCAGATACCTGTACGTCATAATCACCAGATAAGAGTTTAAGATTTTCTACTTTGAAATAGAACTTCTTACCCTTTGCTGGACTTTCTGCACCAACTTCAATACTGAAACTATTTGATGTATCGTTCTTACGGTCACTTACACGCAAGTCCATGATACTATCAGTACCAATATCCAGAACCATATCTGGAGCACCAAGAACTGCCGCAGCCTTCATTACTTGATTGAATGTATCTTTGGTCAGAGTAAACTCTGCATCTACAGACGGCATACTGATTTCTGTCTTTGGTGTTGTTACAACAGATGGGTCAGAATAGAAGTAAGTCAAGTCTTGACTACCTTGTGCAATTCTAACACTCTGTTCATTGAACGTGAGTTCTGGGTCATTGAAGAGAGACAATGCAGACAAGAACTCATTCAAGTCATAGATTGCAAAGTCGCTGTCAAATGTATCAGGCACAGTTGCAGTAGATACAATGTTCTTCATTTGAGACATTGTTGCAATTCTGTTTCCTGTTGTCACTAAAAGGTTCGCATTGATAGACGCATAGTTCTTCAGTACTTCCCTTGTATCATTACTAAGTTTCATAATATTATTTCTCCATCATATCGTGATTGTGTAGTGCCATTATACCATAATGAATCACTTTTAGCAAGTCTTTTCTGTTCTTGCCATCTTTTTTTCCGTATCGTTGTGAATATTTTAGAATATTCCCAATACAGAAACCTTCACCATGTCCACTGTCCATGATAAATTCTGTTGCTTGAAATTTATTGTGCGAGTAGTGAGAGGCATATGTACTGTCAATGTACTCTTGCATCTCGTTCAGAATTTCGTCTTCTGAATATTTGTAGTCAATCTTTTTCACATTTACATCCTATAAGTTAGATGGGGGGCGAACCCCCCATCTGGTGCTACATTTAGTATGCGTACTTTGTACCAAGTACAGACGCAATACCAGCGGCAATGATTTCCTTTGAAGGAGTTCCCATTCTATACGCAACACCTTTTGCAGTGTCATTAGTATAGATACAGTTACCTTCTGATTTCAAAGTGTCAATCATTTTAGTTGGTGAAGTAAGGTCAAACCTTGTTCTCAAAGTCTTCCACGTTACATTTTCACCTTTTGACAAAAGGTTGAATACCTTCTGCTTTTTGCTTAGTTTTTTATAGCTCATAATTTCTCCATATTTTATTAATTGAGTATTCACATCATATCAAATAAGAACCCATTTGTCAAGGGGTTTATTTGATTTTAATCACTTGAGGTTTTTTCTCTTCTGGTACAATTCTTTCTAAATCAATAGAAAGCATACCATTATCGAGTTTTGCACCATTTACAACAATATCATCTGCAAGGGTAAACTTCCTAGTGAAGTTCCTTTGAGAAATACCTTTATAAAGGGTTTCCTTTTCCTGTTTCTCCTTAACTGATTTAACAGTAAGAAGACCTTCAGCAAATTCAATTTCGATATCATCCTTACCGAATCCAGCGAGTGCCATTTCAATAGTGTAATTGTACTCATCTGATTTTTCGATATTATAAGGCGGATACCCTGTTGATTCTGCTTGATGGGTTACATAGTCAAACAGTCTATCAAACTGTCTGTCAAAGCCCACGGCATAGGGTGTCATGTGATTATAATCGAATGCCTGAAGGGCATTCCTAAGTGTGCTTAAGTTAGTCATTTTTATCTCCTTTATTAAGCAAGATTAATAAACGTAAACCGATAATTCGCATTTACGTCTATATTTATATGGGGATTGAAAACCAAATTTCAACCCCCACACAAATTCTTTTCTAGGCAGCTTCAGCGTACTCAAGTGCCTTATCAAGTGCATTCAACTTGACCTTACGGTTACGTCCGTACCATGATGAAACCAAACGTCCATCATTTGAACGACCTTGCAAGTGGTCAGTCATGTTAGTGACTGAGTTAAATGCAGTCCACCATGTTCCTTGTGCGAACTCAGCACCAGGCTGAACATCAAGGTTTTCATGGGCAAGTTTTGCGTTACGAGTTGTGAACGGTAGAACACCTTCCACTTTCTCTTTTGCAGGCGAACCAAACACTTCATTGAAGTATTGAATTACATTGTCACCTGTTGCTTTCTTAGAACCAAGAAACGCAGCCATTGATTTGTATTCTTGCATTTTCTCATTTGCAATACCCATGTGTTCTTTTACTTCAGCAGGGTCAAATGCCTTACGGTGATTTACCGTTACCATTTTATCTGCATTTTGTGAAAGAGATAGGGTTAGAGTATTGTTACACACAACACGAATTGGTGTCATACGAATGTTAATCGCTTTACCAAACTGATGTGGGTTTGAGAACAAGAAGTAGTTCTCTGTAACATCACCGTTGAATAACTCAAATGATTCTTTACACTTTGCAAGTGCCCAGACCATCTGACCATCCTTGAGTGAACCAGCGGTGTGCATTTCCATGTCACCAGCCATTACATACTCATGGAAGAATTCAAACGCTTCTGAGTTCTGCACAGGATTCCAACCTGTACCAACAACATCTAATACAGAGTTGTCAGAAGACCGAACCAGTGCTTCTTTGTTTTTGATTTTTACACCTGTTGATGTAACAAGTGGTTGTTTCTCTACCGTCCAATCAAGTCCAGCAACCTTTTGGAATTGGTCTGGTGTGAGGTCTGCCTCAACTTTAGTACCAAGTCCATGCCAAGGTAAATCACCGACATACGCCATTTGTGCTTCATCATTTACGATTTCAAGTTCATGTGCCATAATATATTTCTCCGTTTTTTCACTTTACTATTACATTATATACGTTCTAATAACAAATGTCAAGATGTTTTTAGAACTTTTTTCAATTTAATTCTTGGTCTTGCCAACTCCAATCAGATATTCTATCATCAGAAGTTCGACCAGCGAATATTAAAGTGTCAGTATCCCAATCTATGTCACCATGTGAACGATGGTCATGCCATCTATGCACAAAGTCGATATCCCAGATACGAGATGCCCTTTGCACCTGTTCATCTGTCATACCAAAAACATGAATTACCATACCGAATCACCTCATCTTACTTATACAGTATACTTGTTTTAATAACAAATGTCAAGAGAAAAATGCAGTTAAATTCGATATTTTTTCATTTTCTATCTTTACAGTACCAGATAATGTTGTAATAATATCTGTACTACTACGGTGTTTTGGGTTATTTACCCACCGAATCGTGTTGGGTGGCATTGTATCCCAACCCCACATGAACCAAGCATTACCAAATGGTGGTGACCCACCCCCTGTAAAATCTACCCTATAATTATAGACTAAACAAGACATACCATACTCCATAAACATCTGACCACGTTTACCCCCTTGCATAGATGCTACAGGAAGAAACAGTGCAAACGGTTTACCTAACTTGTAACAGTATTCGATAAACAAATCTTTTGTGCTGTATGGTGGATTTGTTACTACTCCATCATATACGTCATCTGCACCACAAGTAAAAAAGTCTCTCTTTTTACTAGGTACAATATTGTATTCATATTTATTAAATCCATCGACAATCTGTGATGATATCCCACTTGTTGCTTCATAGTAGGTTTTGTCTTTGTCCAGATATTCTAGTAAAGGAAGAACTTGGTCTTTGGGTGTATAACACTCATCATACCGTGACAGATTTTTCAATACTGCAAGAGACATTATTCGTCCTCGTTTTCCTCATAAAGAATTAACGCAATCAAAGCATAGTTTGCCATATCAATCAAAGTATCCTTAATACTCTCATCCTTGACCTCTAACTTTTCTTTCTTTGCGAAACCCATGATACGACTAAACTTGTCTCCAATACGAACACAACATCCCTTCCATGCTGGAATGCCTGCCATCTCACAAGTTCTGAAGTTTGCAAACACATCATCTGTACTTGCGTAGTCATGACGCTTTGCGTTATGAGTTGTCTTCATATCTTCTAATAATTCATAAAACCGTTCACTCTGATTCATATTATGCTACCTTACTAAAGTTTTTTACTTTCTCAAATTTAACCACACTTCTGAATTTGTCAATCAACATATCCTGTTTGTGTGAAATGATGAACACATTCTCTTTATCAAACGTATTCAAAATCTTTAGGAAATCATCTGTTCCTGTTGCATCCAACGAACTATCGAATATCTCATCAAGTATCAATAGATTAGTATTCGTTGAATTCTTCATCTTTGCAATAGCTCTCCAAGTAAAGAGTAATGCAAGGTCAATACGCATCTTCTCACCTTCAGAAAAGTTTGCATATGAAAACACATCACGAAAGCGTGACTTGATTGTTTCATTAAAGTTCTCATCAATATTAAAGTTGACAAAGAAATCCATAGAAGACAAATATGTGTTAATCAACTTATTCATGATAGGAAGATATTGTTTGATAATCTTAGTCTTGATGCCAGTGTCCTGTAATAGATTCTTTGCAACATCATAATATAACATATCTTCTTTTAACTTTGACTTGGTTGAATCTAGACTATAACACATTTTTTTGAGATTGTCAAGTTTTTCATAGTCTGTTTTCGTAACATCTCCACTTTCTATTTGACGTATCTCTTCAATTAGTGTAGCATTGAATTTTTCTAGTTCAGTAATACCACTGTTGAGTTTTGCAAGTTTGATTGAATTGTCATTGATAACCTTTGCGATATCCTTGAACTCTTTTAATTTACCATTTGCCTTATCCATTTCAGTCTTCATCTGAAGTAGACCTGTAGTAAGTTCATTGACCTGTTCAGTTCTTTGTGATATAGTCTTTGCTTTAAAATCTTCACTAATAGATTGTTCACAAGTAGGACAGTCATCATTCTCTTGCATGAATGTTATCATACGTTCATGACGAACCTGTTTGTCTTTCAACGTGAACTGTATGTCTTTTAGTTTATCTCTTTTCTCTATGGCTTTATCTTCACTAGACATTGCATCTAAAAGGGTCTGGTTCTCTTCCGTGATTCTTTTGACCTCTGCGTTGCGAGTGAACACTTCCTCTTCATTACCATCTCTAAGAGTTGTCTTTTGAGATAGAAGAGTGTCCTTATTCCTTTCAATATCCTCAATGTATTTCTCCTGTAACTCTACCTTTTCTTTGTGTAGGTCTGCTTGGTATTTGTTCTCACTGATATCTGTGTTTAGAGATTTCACCTTACCTTTCAGAATTAAATTCATCAGCGAGAATATTTTAATGTCAAGAATGTCCTCTACAACTTCCCTTCTTGCCTGTGACTTCAACTGCATAAAAGGAATAAATGTCGATGACCCTAGAATCACGACTTGTGTAAATGAACGATAGTTCAACTTCAAGATTTGTTGTTCTAGATGCTTTTGATAATCCCTTGCGTTTGCACTTTGGTTTATCATATTACCATCTACCCAAATCTCAAATGTATTTGGTTTAATCCCACGAACTACTTTGCATTGTTTATTCTGTGTTTCAAATTCTATTTCAACAACCGTACCTTGACCATTGACTGTATTAATAAGTTGGTTCTTACTGATTTGTCTGAACGGTTTACCAAATAATCCAAAACATAGTGCATCAAGAATAGTGGATTTACCAGCACCATTCTCACCAATAATCAAAGTTGATGGGTTTCTATCTAGTTGTATTTCGGTAAACGTGTTACCTGTCGATAGAAAGTTTTTCCACCTTGCATACTTAAATGTAATCAATTATAACTCCAAATCATTTGCTTCAAGATACAAAGTACGCATTGTACTTTTCAATCGGTTCTTATCAATATCAACCTCTAACTCATCTATGTACCTCTCTAAGAGGGTTGTAGTATCCTGTGCGTTCTCAATAATCTCATCAGATACATTCTCTGCATCTAACTCTGAAAAGTCCTCGACAATCTTAACCTCATGCGTCTTAACCGCAAGCAATCTATCAAGGAACTTATCAAATCCATATAAATCTTTCTTGTTTACAACAATAAGTTTTACAAACTTTTCTTCATATTGTTCTACGTCAACTGTAGAATAATCTGTCTGGGAATCATCATAATAAATCTTTGCAAAGATTGTATGTGGATTTTGAATGTACTCAAGTTCTCTGGTTGCCGTATCAAAGATATGAAAACCTTTTGTTTCGTTATGGTCACTCCATGTCATCTGGTATGTGTTACCAAGATAATAAATGTGACCATCATCTGACTTCTTATGGAAGTGTCCAGTGAAAACCGTGTCGAACTTTCTAAACATCTCTTTGGGATAACCGCCATCACAAAAATGTCCAGCGTGCATTTCAAATCCATTTACTTCTAGGTGACCCATACAGATATCTGCATAAGTCATTTGAATACCTCTCATGACAGATTCATAGTTACCCTCGTTAATCCAAGGTAACAAATGAATACCAACACCATCGAACTCTTCAGTACATGGGTGGTCATAACATTTAATGTTGGGGTATTTCTCATCTCCAGGCCCACCAAGTAATTCAAATAGAGAGTTAATCTCATTGGTGTTCCTGTAGTAAGTATCGTGGTTTCCCACAATCATATGCATCGTAATATTTCTATCTACGATAGGTTTTATGAATTGCTCACGAAAGTCTTTTGCAATCTTATATGAGATAAACTTACGTCTATCCATAACATCGCCCAAGTGTATAACCGTATCAATACCATGTTTATCCAAATACGGAAAGAATTCCTCTCTCCAGAATTTGTAGAAATGGTCGTTAAAGGCTAAACTGTCATTGCGAGCACCAAAGTGTGTATCAGTTATCAGTGCTATCTTCATTATAAAATAATTCTAATCCTTTTGGTTTGATTGCTTTTTTCTTAGGTTTGTAAACATCTTCTTCTGGTAAAAAATTCTTTTGTAAATAATCCACGAATGGATTACCCATATCATTTGCATCAATTAAACTTTCGTCTACTGTCATATTTTCGATAATCTTGTTCTTCACATGAGACTGTTTCTTTTCTTTTTGAATACGTCTAAGAAATGCATAATATATTATCTGTGTAAAATAAGCAAATGGATTGTTTGATTTCTCTGGGTTGAAGTTGTGTACATATTGCAAACAGTTTTCAATACCGTCAGATATCATTTCATCTCTATATGTGTAATTGATGAAATTTGGTCTGTACGATAGATGGTTTGCAATCTTTAAAAAACATTCTCCAATATAGTTTGTAATGGGTGGTTGAGGTTTACCCTCACTTGCAGCAACTTTACATCGCTCTTTCCACTCCACCATAGCTTGAAGGAATTCTTTATTATTTACATAATGTGGTTTATTCTTTGGTTTTATTGCCATGAGTCTTTCCCATAATTTAAGTACATCATACCTTATACAAAGGTGATTGTCAAGAAGTAAATTAATATCAATTTATTTTCAAAAAAGTCTTGACTTTCCCTTGACAAGACGGTATTATCCCTATGTAGGGTTTGAGAATGAATTAATGTATAGTGTCTTTAGTTGGAAATGGAATAAGATTATCATATTCTTCTTGTTCAATACGCTGTAAATCTTCATCAGAAGGTTCATCCCAAACACGACCATTATCACTCAACGTCATCTTCTTTACACAATGTTCGTAGAATCTTGCAAGACCAATTGATGCATCTGATATAGCAACAATACTGGTTTTGTTTAAGTTTGCAATCTGAGTTTCACTTACAGTTAACCAACGTGATAACGCCATACTTTCTACAAAACCACCATCTAGTGATTTTGGATATAAGTTAACTTGTAATGGGTTTTTGACTTCTATATAAGGTCTACTCTTATCAGCAGAACTAATCACAGTTATAATCTCTTCCCCATTAGAAAGTTTTAAGACTTTTGTTTGATGTTCCATCTTTATCCTTTATCTATAGAGATTTGTTTAATATCATAATCAAACTCTTCTTCATTGTATATATTTATTCGTTCCATAAAGTGACGTAATGTGAAGTTTTGTTTTCCCTTGTGAGTAAAGTCATCTGCAATATCTACCAATCGAGCTGAGTCTTTATTGTCACCAAGTCGCAACGCACGGCCAACGGATTGCAAGACTCTAATTCTACTTTTGGAGGGTGAAGAGAACACGATGTTGTGCAAATTACGAATATTAATGCCAGTACTAAATGTACCATATGATGCGACAATAACTGCATCGGTTTCCTTTTCTGTAATTGCACGAATCTCTTCTCTGGTTGCGGTGTCAGTACCCCCATAAACATAGAATACCTTCCTGTTACTTAGGGAGTCTTTCATCATCGTATGTAATACATCTCCATGCTTTTCTACAAATTGGAATAGTACTAATGTATTACCTGTCAAGTGTTTTGTCAAGTCAATAATGAATTTATTTCTACGTTCATCACGAACAATTAGGTCAACCTCATCTTGATAAGAAAGGTCTTTCATATATTTACAATCAGCATCTGGATAACGAAGAACAATACATTCGACCTTTAGTTTTGCGAGTGTATCACTGTCCATGAGTTCTTTAGTTGTCGTTACTTTGTTTACTGAACCAAATAGACCCTCTAGTACTAACCTATGTGTTTGCGTTCCGTCAAGCGTACCTGTGAACCCATGACGGTACTTACAAAGGGTCATCTTATTCATTATACCTGTTAATGACTTTGACTTAAAAATGTGTACTTCATCACCCATGATACAACCAAACTGTTCAAACCATTTCTTTTGCATCTTGTAAACTGATTGCCATGTGGATATTGTAATGGGCTTTGTGATATTCTTTGAGTATCCTTGATATATTTTTTGCATCATAGATTCGTTAAATCCATAATCAATAAAATCACTGTGCATCTGTTCTACCAAAGATGTTGTGGGAACAAGGATAAGAATATTCTGTTCTGTCTTCATTGCATACCAAACAGACAGAATGTAAATAATTAATGATTTGCCCGAAGCAGTAGGACTAAGAAGAAGACACCTATCATTTCTAATCGCATGAAGTATTGCATCAAACTGGTAGTCACGAACCTGTATATCAGCTCCTCTTGCTCTTGGTCTAACTCTTTGAATAAATTCTCGTACAACATCGGATTCGATTGTATCTCCATTCTTCACTCCTTCTTTATATTCAATTTCAATTTCATTGCGTTTTGCAAATTCTTCAATGTAGGATAACAGTCCAAAATATATTTCACCAGTTTGCATGGAAAATAAACGTATCTTTCCATCCCACATACGACTTCTGTACTGTGGCATGAACTTTGCGCCTGGCACTTCAAACGTAAAAAAATCTGAAAGTTCTCTTGCGATACCTTTGTCAGTTTCTACGTTTAAATATACTTCATTCTTTTTTGAGATTATCAAATCGAACCTTCCATGAATCTCTTCCAATCAATCGCATTCTTTATTTGAAATCCACGATTGTTTAACATCTTGCACATCTTCTCTGCATGGTCTACCATTGCTTTGTGGTATTCCACAGCGTGCTGAGATTCAATCAACTCCTTATCACCTTCCAAATAAATTGGAACATCCTGTTTCAGTATTTTTAAGTCGAGGGGTTTTTCTCTGTAAACGTCTGGGTCTGCTTTACCACCGTAGTATTCCCACTTCTGTCTGTAAAGAATACGGTGTTTGGATTCAACCTGTTTCAATAACAAGTTCCAACGCATGAATATTTTTAAATATTTCCCATAGAGTTCTGGGGTCTTGAGAGATTCGATATCTAGTTGTGTATCGTCAATCTTTAAGTCCTTGGCGGACATCTCTTGTAGTTCTTCTAAGTTCATAATGTATCCTTCAATTCAAAGGGATGAGATTGCATATCTTCCTTGCGTTAGATATATTGACCGTTTGGGTCTATGATAGATGTTCAAGGGGTTTGAACCTCATCCTAATCTATTTATAATGTATGTAACGTGTATATTTTATATGTAAACGTCACGTTTGCTGTTAAGTATGTTATATCACCTTCTTGTTGATTATATGCAAGACTACTTAATGCAACAGGATAGATGTCTTGAAATCTTGCTTCTACAATAGGATTATTCTTTGCAGATGTAATTGTAAGTGTTGCATCAGAAAACATTCCAGAAATACTTTCCTGTCCAGCTTCCTT